GTGGTCATCCTCCGTCGCCGTGATGGAGCAGCCGGGCATGCCGAGCCAGCAGCGGTTGCCCCATGTCGCGATGACCTTCGATCTGATGCGCGGGTCTACCGTTTGCCTTCTCATGCCTTCTTGCCTTTCTCTCGTTGGGTGAGTATCCAACAGTTCACGTCCTGTTCCGCGTATCGGATGGCGTTGCCGATACGGATGGGCGGAGGGCCGATGATCGGGACCGACTGCCGCCACCGGATCAGCGTGCGCTGGCTGACGCCCAACCGTTCGGACGCCTCAGCAGTGCTTAACATCCTGATGCACGTCACGATCTCGCCTTGCTCCTGAGCAGCAGCGCGATCTGTTCCAGTTTCGCGGCGACAATCGGCCAGTCGGCCTTCGAGATGTCTGACCAGACCATGCGCGGTCCGTCCGGGCAGATGATGTTCTGGCCTATCTCCACGTCGCCGGGCTGCGGCAGGTCGTGGTCCTCGACTCCGAGCGATATGCGGATCTGCGGTTTCAAAACAGTGGCTCACCTTCATATGCGGTTTGTGGTTTCGTCTGCGGCCGGTATGGCGTGTAGCTGGTGGCCCATTTACGGAAGCTGCGGCAGTCGATGCGCCAGGTGCCGGCCCGGTAGACCGGCAGCCCCTCATCTTTGAGGCTGAGCAGCGATGGCACGTTCGGCTCGCCGAGCGCCCGGCAGACCTGGAACAATTCGATGTCGGTGCGCCCGTTGTTCGCCGCGATGCGGTCTACAGCGTCGGCGAAGCCCTGCATGAGCATCCTGCGCGATTCCTCCGGATAGTGCAACACCTCGTGCAATGGCGGCTTAATCGATGACATAAGACCACATCCCGCACCATTTGGCCAGCGTCAACAGCAGAGACTCGGAATCGTACATCTTGCCGGCGGTGGGAGAACGGTAGACGGGAGCTGGCGCGCCCTTCTCTCCGTAGGCCATTTTCAGAGCGGCCTGGAGCTGGTTGTCGTTCAATCCGGACGCCTTCATCAACGACTGTCGTGAGGTGTTCGCCCTGCACCTGATGTTCTTGTCGATCATCGGGAGTGTCATCCTCATCTGCGTCCTCAGTTTGTCGGGGAATGTTGCTTTGCTCAATCTCAATCCTTCCTGTAGCTTTCGGTTGGTGAGCGCTTGAGAGGTCAAGACCTAGAATCTGCTGATGGAAACGCTCGGCCGAGATTCCCCGGCCGGGCCGTCAACAGAGTCCAAAGGTCTTGCAGAACGTTTCGGTCGGAGCCGCGCCGTCGATAACAAGAGCGGCCGAAGCCGCCGGGAATGGTCCCCAATCAGACCGCGGCCGAAGCCGCCTATGGTCGCCCGATTCCGCCTTAATCGACGGCCTGAGAGGGTCGGGAGCTAAATTTCGTCTCGCAAATGGCGCGATAGCCACGCGCCTGGCGTTACCGGTCGCTAATCCGGCTCAGCGGTGGCAGGGGTACGCCATACGCCCCATATGCCGTTCGTTTTTGTCAGTCGTCGTCGGTGAGGAAATCACCCAGACGGACGATCGCGAGCACCAGCCCCAGCATGAACAACACGAAGGGGCTGAGCAGAACCAGAAGAACGATCTTGATGAAACGTTTCACGTCAATCCTCGTTGAAGCATCGGTCGATCTGTTTCTCAAGATCGTCAAGCTCGTAACCGTTGAACGGAACGCGCACGGTGATGCCTTCTTCCGTCTCAACAATCAGCTCATAAAAACGTTGCCTGCTTTTCCTGTCCACACGTTTGACTGTGACGCTCATTCCTGGGCTCCTTCCCATTCACGACGGGCACGCCTCGCGTGCGTCATCGCCTTGTTGATCGCGCCCTTCATCGCCTGAAGGTCGCCCATGTCCAAGCCATCGAAATCGAACGATCGTTCGCCCACCTTGATGCGGCAGGCGAAGCCGTAGGGATTGCCGCCGGCGCATTCCGACGGGTCGATGTCCTGCACATGGAAGGAATTGCTGGTGCATTCCGGATTGAAAACACTCATTTCACTGCTCCTTGATTCATGGATGGACGGTTAGGCTCCTTCCTCCGCGGCGATAGGCTGGAAGCTGCAACACAAACAAGCCGTCGGAAACGACGGAGGAAGGAAGAACAATGAGTGACGAAAACACGTTCGACTTCGCCCTTTACCTGGGAACGACCACGCCGCTTACCATCACCGGTGCGACGGCCTCCACGGTCAGTGAACTCTCCGAACGTCTGAAGTCCGGTGACAGCTTCATCCAGACCGTCAGGTTTCCCGACATGAGCATCCATGCCATCACCATCAACCCCAAGGCCGTTCCGTGGTGGCAGATCGATGCCGGTGACGTCGTGCTTCCCATGCAGATCTTCTAACGCCGCTGGATCGTCGAGCGTGGCCATGACACCACGCTTGACAATCGCGGCCTGCTCTGACGTCAACGCCTGATTATGGATGTACACGGCGCGCGCATTAAGGACAATGCAACCCTCGCCAGCCATCTTCACGGATTCAGCCGAGACCACGACAATGGAGCCGGCAGCATCATGGAGCAGCATCACTTCACCTCCAATGGCTCTCGGCCAAGCACGAAATCGGTGGAAACGTCGAAGAAGTCGGCTATACGCGACACATCACGTAGTGTGAAGTTCTTCAGGCCGCGAAGCTTGTTCGACAACGCTTGCTCGCTCATTCCCACAGAGTCTGCTAGCTCTCGTTGCGTGACGTGATTTGCACGCAACTTGCCGCGAACCTGCTTGGCGATAGTTTGTTGTTCATTGATTGCTAAACTCACAGTTAATCAGTAAAGCACGGGTGCTTAGACAGTTCAAATATGCCGCGTGTCGTCACAACTAAACCTATGGTTTATAATGAAGGTATGGTTAACACAATGCTTAGAAAAACAAGTACTGGACTAGAGCGGCAAAAAATCGCTGTCGCTAACATTAATTTGCTCTTAGCGGTATCTCGCAAGAAGAAGAAGGATCTGGCCGAGTGCATGGATAAAGTACCTCAGGCTCTCTCAAAGATGCTTCAAAACAAGCAAACATGGTTCTTTGAGGATATGTGCAACGCCGCCGATTTCTTCGGAGTCGGTCTTGAGACGCTGCTAAGGACCGATTTAACACCGATGAAGGCCGAGCAGATATTAAAAAACCGCCGTTCCGATAGTGGGAACGACGGTCAATTGGTAGCGGGGCATGGATTTGAACCATGGACCTCTGGGTTATGAGCCCAGCGAGCTACCGAGCTGCTCCACCCCGCGTCGGCTTGTCTTCAAGACAGCTCTATTAACTTTACGATTACTTTCAAATATGTCAAATCGGCGTGTCGTACTCGTTCGACCGTGTGAAATAGCGTCACAAATAGCGCGTTATCCATTTTTCCTATACCCGTTTCGACCGATCGCCGGCGCAGGGGAGTGCGCCATATCCGACTCCGCACCATAATAGAAGTATGCCTATCAAGATTCCCAGCGGCCTTCCGGCCAGAGACATTCTCGACTCCGAGCGCATTTTCGCGCTAGAAAAGCCCGAAGCGGAGCGTCAGCGTGTGCGCCCGCTCAAGCTGGTGATCCTGAATCTCATGCCGAAGAAGGTTGAAACGGAAACACAGCTGCTCCGCCTGATTTCGAAGAGTCCTCTGCAGGTGGAGATCGATTTCATGAAGACCTCCACGCATGAGGGTACGCATGTGAGCGCCGACCATTTAGTAAAGTTTTATGAAAACCTCGACGCGTTCCAAGACAATTATTACGACGGCTTCGTGGTGACGGGTGCTCCCGTCGAGCATCTTGATTTCGAGCAGGTCGATTATTGGGATGAGTTCAAGGAGATTCTCGACTGGGCTTCCACGCATGTGTTCTCCACCATGTATTTGTGCTGGGGTGCGATGGGTGCGCTCAATTACCGCTATAACGTGCGTAAAGAGGATCTTCCGGAGAAGATTTTCGGTGTGTTCCCACAGTATTTGCAGGATGAATACTGCTTCCTGACGAACGGTTTCGACGAGATCTGCCTGCAGCCGCATTCTCGCCTTGCGGGGGTAAACGAAGGTGATGTCGCCCGCAATCCCGAATTGCAGGTGCTTACGTGGGGTCCAAAATCCGGTCCTGGTCTGATCGCCACCCGCGATTTTTCGGAGGTGTTCGCGCTTGGCCATTGGGAGTACGGCAAGTACACCTTGGCCGAGGAGTATGAGCGCGATATGAAGAAGGGGATGACGAACGTGCCGTTCCCAGAAAACTACTTCCCGCATGACGATTCGCATCTTGAGCCGGTGTTCGCGTGGCGTGCCCACGCGAATCTGTTATGGCGTAATTGGCTGAATTGGGTGTATCAGACCACGCCATACGATTTGAGCGAGGTTCCGCAGCTTCGTGCGCAGAAGCGTCTTGGCACGGATCGTTCGATTCGCCATCAGCCGGGTTTGCCGCGTGTCGATGCGTTCGCGCCGTTCGTGCGCGACGGCTACGGTGTGATCCATAGCTGA